TATTTCATAAAAATATTATCTGTGTTGCTCCCGTTGTTCCACCCAATACTTCGTTTAACATGAATTCAAAGTTTTTGTCAATTTTTTTACGGCTTTGGCAACTTTGCACCGTGTCCACATCATCAAACACCAATAAATCCGGTCTGAATTTTCCGTCCGGTGCGGTGTAATTCTTACCACGTGGGCTTGTTCAAAGTGACATCGCTCTTACATAACAATTGTTTTCTGTTACGAATTTATCAATTCTTTTTATTTTCTTTTGTCATTGTTTAATAACTGTTTCCGGATAATACAAGTTTCCATAATCTCTGCAAAATCTTTCTCATGCGTCCGTATCATTTATAAAGCTGTTGGCAATATATGTTAAATTTTCTTCCGCATTATCAATTGTTTGTGAATACCACATAATATTACGGCGTGTTTTATATGCAATGCAATATGAAACATACATTTGAGCGATGGTTGTTTTTGCACTTCAACGGAATCACTTGAAATAAACATTTTTTCATGATTCCAATGCGTTGTAATATTTCTCCAAACACTTTGGCGTTTCAAAGTTGTAATATTCCATGAAATAGAATTTACAAAAGTCAAAGAAATTGGTTGAAAAATATGTTTTTCTTAATAATGGGCTTTTCTTGAATATGTTTATTGCTTCGTTGTAATCCATTTATTTGTTCTTCTTTAATATAATTTTTAAAGCTTCCAATTCTTCGTCCGTTAAACTCACATTTTCTTCTTTATTCATGTTTTCATTTTTCGTAATTTTCGTTGGTTCTCACAATTCCGTTTTTATTGTTCACAATCACCTTACCAAATCCTTTACGCTCATTAAATCATTTGTTGTTATTTGTTTTGCAATTTTAATTAATGCGTTCTTTTTTGCTTTCTTCAAGAATTCAATTGTTAATTCCAACGAATCCGCTTGTTTTTCCGCACTTTTCTCCAACGCCTTTTCCAATATCTTTTTCTTCCGTTCCACTTTGTCTTTTGTCCGCCCCTTTGTATTTTTTGCAATTTCTCAATTATAAATATTGTATTTATCTTGCATAAATTGTTTCACTTCGTCGAAATCTGATTGAATAAACTCCAATTTTACCTTGTTCCAATCTCGCTTTTGCTTTGGCATTTTTATTTATGCGTTACCAATTAAATTTTATGTCTTGTAAATTGTTTGGTTAAGAAATCGATTGCTTCGTTTTCGTCTTTATCATACACCATGTTTATTGCAACCTTTACGATCCATTCCAAATTTTCGTAATTTTTCTCAACCCTTTTTGCGGTTCTCAATAATTGGTGATATTCAATTTCTTGTTGGCACACCAATTTATTCAACCTTTTAATTTCTTTTTCCATTTGCTGTTTGTCCATGTTTCTTTTTGAATTAAATTATTAAATGGAGCGTGCGGATAAGATTTGAACTTTCTCCTTCCACTGGAATGTGAACATGCAACCATTACACCACGCACGCATAACACACACTTTTTTATTTTGTGTGTCTTTCTTTTCTTGTTACCTTTTCCCCTTTATACATTCACGCACCATAATTGTCTATTTCTGAATATGGGATTATTTCATAATTTCTTTTTAAGTTTGGTTTTAATAATTTTATATATCTCAACATGAAGCCGTCAATTTTTTCCATTTTTCTGAATTTATCCATTTCGTTTGGTTTATGGGCGGAGAATGTTACTTGGCTGTAAACTTTACCATTTTCATCAACCCTTAATCATCTGTTTTGGTTTATTTGTGTTAATTCAAACCCACTTGCACGATATATTGTTCAATCTCCACATTGGCAACCGTCCGCAAAGCTTATTATTCGTTTTATTTGCGGTGCTTGCTTTTTTATCATTCTTATTGTTATTGCAATGCACCTTGATTCACTATTTCTTGGCAATACATCACTGAAAGCCATGCGGTTTAATTCGATAAATTCGTTTCGTTCGGTTCACTCCACCAACCCAATTAATTTGCTTTTATCTGTGCTTGGTCAATAAGAGAGAACCCCCCCAAGATTCCATTTAAGAAGCACCCGAAATGCAACTGTGAATTTGGCACAACCTTTCATGAATAATGGTGCTTTTTTACGAATTCATTTGCAATTTTACTTGGAATCACTTTTACAATTATTGATTTAACGCTATCCATTGGCTCACAATACAATATAAAGCGTTTCAATTGCTGTTTTCGTTTCCATAATTCATTTGGCTTTTATACAAATCTGTTTCCTTTACCTTCTTTATTGCTTCTTCGATTTCTTTTTTCTGTTCGTCGGCAAGCGTAAACGTTATTTGTCCAAATGGTGCTTTTTCTCCGCTTGGCAACGAAAAGTTGTCATCCAATTCGTCCGGATCAACTGGAAACAAATCATTGAATAGATCATCAACATTTATTTCCAATTCCCCAATATTGAAATCCGGAATTGTCGCCAAATCATATTGCAAGTTTTCCAAATCCCATTCTGATTCGTTTAATTTATTATCCAATATTCTTAATTTCTTTACTTGTATTTCCGTTAAATCTTCCATTTTTACACATGGAATTTCTTTTAATCATAATTTTTTGCTTGCTTCCAATCTTCCATGTCCAATAATTACCACGTTATTTTTATCAATTACCACCGGTTGCGTAAATCCAAATTCCTTTATTGAATTTGCAATTCTGTTTACTTGCGTTTCATCATGCTTTTTATTATTGTATTCATACGGTATTAATTCATCGATTTTTTTATTTATTATTTCCATGATTTCCCTTGTTTAATTATAAATCAATTTTTGCGCCATACTTGAATTTTGAAATATCAATTTTCATTTCTTCGCAAATTTCCCTTAACCATTTATTCCTTTCAATTATTCGTATTACGTCAATGCTTCATTTACCCATATATTCAACGTGTTTTTCTTGTAATTTATCATATCTTCACGGTCGCTTTTTATTAAACCGTTCGCTTGCTTCAATCGGGCTTTTATGTCGCCAATTTATGTGGCAATTATAACATAATGCTTTTATATTTTCCGGATCGCTGGCAAGTCTATGATCTCTTGCTTCGTTTATTATGTGGCTTGCATGTATTGCTGTTTCCTTGGCTGTTTTCCCACAATGCTGGCATGTATATTTATCCCTTACCTTTGCAATTAATTTGGCAATTTCCACATTTTCATCATTCAATTTTTTTTTATCAATTTTTGGGTTTTTGGCTTTTTTCGTCATAAATGAAAACACCTTTGAATATAAATCAAAGGTTCTACAAGAATTTAATTACTTATGCATACAAAGAATATAATTAAATCCTTGCTGTTTTCAAAATCTTATTTTTTCTTTTCATGTTAAATTTTTTAACATATTCATTGTTTCATGTTAAAATTTTTGGCTTTCTTTTACATAAAGAAAAGAAGTTTTAATACCGCACATATTGCTAAAATATCCAATAGGAACTCCAAACATCACCGGCAACCTTCAAATTTTTCTTTTTTGTTACCTTCCAATTTGTCCATTTTTTCGTTTACGTAATCTTCAATAATTTCTGATCTTTGCATTTTACATTAATTAAATTCTAAATTCGTCTTGAAGTTGGCTTTTATATATTCATTCATACCACAAATAACCGATTCTAAACTCTTTGGTTCGTCCGTTTGTCGCATTAAAATATCCGTTCAATTTCAACCATTTATTGGTTTTGTTTTAAAGATAATTTTTCAATTCCGTTTAAAATGTGGAGTTATTGACACGGTTTGCTTTTCGAGTATGCACGCCAAGTTTACATTGTCTTTTGTATATATGTTATATTGCATATACACCATATGCTTTGATATTTTTTTCAAGTTCCGTCGGTTCAACGGCTGTAAAAATGTCTGTCTTTGTTTTCATTATTTTAAAATAGAATCTAAAAAATCAATTGAATAGTCTAATATAGACAAAAATTTAATCATGTGTTCTAAATTATCTTCCACGACACCCCTTCAAATATTTTGTTTGTTGTATCATGCGTTCCTTGCTTTTAACCAATCTATTTTATCGTTAGCTAAAAGCCATTTTATGAATCAATATTTCTTTGATATAATTAAAAGGTCTGAACATTCGCTATTATCGCAAGCTTCCCACTCTAAATGATTTGGCACGAAATGTCGTTTCCATTTTATTTCTTCTTCTGAACAATACTCATTTAATAAAAATTCTAATTTGTCCATTATTCCAAAATTCATAAAATAAAACTGATTGGATCGTCTTGAATTGACAAAATCATTATGATTGTGTTTTCCAATTTTATGCTTTTGCATGTTGTATATGGTGATGTTGTATATCAATATGTTGGCATTGTTTTTCATAAACTCCAAACTTCCGTTCGTGTTATTTTTTCATTGTCGCATAATCGTTTTATAAATCACATTCTTTTTGATATTATATGCACATCGTCAAAACGCATTGTGTATTTAAAATATCACTTTTCTTTAAAAGTTTCTTCCCGCCGTTGATTATAATAATCAACAAATTTTCTCCGTTGCGAGTTATTGCTTTTAATGTTCAAGTCTTTGTAACTTGTCGCCATGGTTATTTATCTAAAAAATATAAAAGGTCGTCTTTACTCATTTCAATTGAACATTCTCAATGTCAAATTACATCTGGGCATGAATAATCATAAACCATATTTTCAACAACTCATGTTTTTAATTCTACCAACCAAACTTTTTCTTCATGGTCATTTTTGTAAAATTCCGCAACTCACATTTGCTTTACTTCTCAATCAACCATTATATGTGCGGTGTCTCATAAATGCGTAATTGCAATCGCTCAATTTGTTATTTCGCTTGCGATTGTGAATAAATACACAAAAAAACCAATAATAAATCCGGTCAAAAATATTCAAAATTTTTTCATAAATTCCATATTGTTTAATAAAATTATAAAATACCTTTATCAACCAATATATAAATCTGTTGAATTATTTGCTTTAATATTTCGCTTGTTGTTCGCTTTTTATTTTCCATTAAACCTGTGATTCATTGTTCCTTATAATACGAAACAAAGTCGTCACAATGTCCATAATCCCGACCAAGCCAAACTCACGGCGTAAATCACATTTTCAACCTTTGGTCGTTTGTTTTTCCAATTTCTTGTCAAAAAGTAAATCACCAATTCACACATTGAAACGGCACGGCGTCGTATCATTCCATTAATACCAACCTTTTCAATGTGCTGTTTTCGTCTGGAATTCTGAAATATGCACACGGGTGTCACATTTTACCATAAAACAATATAAGAACATCGACCCCCATGAATTTTCATTGTAATATTATGTGGTCGCCGGTTTTATACATTTTTTCGTAATCAATTTCTTTGCGTTCGTCCTGTTTTCGCTCTATCGATTCCAATATTTCATCGGCAATTTTTGAATAATTTTTTTCCATTTTACCTTGTTTTTTAATTGTTAAATTATTTATGATCATGCACCACGTCCATAAACGCTTCCGATAAATGCTTATAATCCGTTTTTAATTTTTCATGTTCCGTGTTTAAATCTTTAAATTTTCTTGCAAGCATATTGAATCCGTTTGAAAATTGCTTTATTTCGTCTTTTAATTCTGAATTTTCTTTTTTTAACATCATAATTTCACGTTCCATTTGTTTTTCCTTGTTTCCAATATTGTCTTGAAATCTGCGGTGCATTAATTCTTGCTCCAAAAACCTTTTTGTGTCTTCCGGTTTCATTTTTTATTAAATATTATGATCTAAAAATATTTCATATTCCTTTTCAACTTGACGCTTCTTTTTCAATATTTCATTTGCTTCTTGCGGTTCTTCGCATTCATCATATTTGGCTTGCAAGTCTTTAATCAAATCTTCATACGCACTGGCAAAAACAATCGCTTCTTCTCGGCTGTATTTTATGTCAATTACTGTTCTTGCTGGCTGTTTTATTTCTCTTTTTGGTTCGTATATTCTTTTTGTTTTGTATTTATTCGCTGGCGTTTGAATCGCTTCAAATGGATCTCGTCCACAATTTACCCTTGAAACAAATGCATTATATGAAATTCCTTGGTTTATGTCTTGGTGTTCTCTGTAAAATTGCATATATTTCATTTGCAAGTGTTATTGAAATAAAGTTTTCCCTTGTTTTTCGTTATCCATGATTTGTTGTTTGTTTAACCATGCTCTTAATCTGTAAAAATAATCTTCGTCTGTATGTCGCATATTGTTTTTATTCAACCATTTAATCAATTGCATTACTTTTCCCCGAACCATATCTTTTCAATAATGGTTGCATAAATAATTGAATCTGAATATATCAATTATTGTGTAAACGGTGTTGTTTATCTCATAGCTGATATATCTTTCACTTGTTATTAAATATCACCCGTAAAATTCTTTTCTGTCCGGTGTAAAGCGGTTTGGATTGTTTCTTTTTAACATTAATCTGTGGCAATCTTTACATTCTGTTTGTAAACCGTCTTTTTTGGTTTTGTTCTTGTTGAAATCTGAATACAACTTGTATTGTTTACATTTTGGGCAACGTTTCTTTGGTGTGTTGTTTTCCAAAATATCAATTCTGTTTTTCAAGCTTTGGTTTTGTTCCTTTAAACTTTCAACCACTGCTTTGTCAATTTTTCTTCTCATGAAGAAGCTTTTAATTCGTTCAAACATGTTATTTTTTTGTTAAAGAATAAATGGTTTAAATTTCTTGGCTTTTCTTTGTATTGTGTGCAATCATTCCAATTGCTAATAATAAACGTTTTTGTTCACCGCATGCTTTTTCTGTATACCTTATATGTCCTTGATAATTGTGCTCTTTTTGTTTCCATGCGTCAATCATTCTTTGCTTTTCTTCTTTGTGGCTTTCAATTTTCTTTTTATCCATTTTATGCTGTTTAATTTTCTTGAAATATTTCTCTTTAATAATGAATAAACTGCTTCAAATTGCTGGATCAAGAACTTGGTCATTAAACCTTGTTTCCTTCAATGTTCAATTTGCATTCATTATGAATTGAAAATCGAAGAAATCCACTGGCATGTCTTGTAATAAAAACGCTGGGTTTACTGTGAATCCGTTTAATTCGTCCCCCCCCCCTTGATTTTTTGGTGTTTCCATGTTTCTGAAATAAGAATATAAAAGGTTATCTTCTAATACCAAAGTCGCTGGCATTAATAGATCAATAAATTGTGCTCAAACATGCAACCATGTTTTTTTCTCGGCTTGATTCACTTGTTGCATATCTTTTACCGTTGTCGTTGTTTTCTTTACAACTTCCGGCGTTTGATAGACAACCAAGAGTTTTTTTACTTCACAAATATTGGTTGTTCAATGTTTTCCCAATTGCTTCAAGTCAAGCTTCCATTAATGCGTATGTTGGGCGGTCTCATCTGTCGTTACTTCCAACACTTCCGATGTTTTTTCAACCGTAACCACGATTTCAACCGCTTGTTTCCGCAACTGTTATGCATAAAATCACACCTTCCTTGATTCAATAATGATTTTCAACTTCCCATATTGTTGACGGGTTCAGACCATATGCATTTGCTAATTCTTTAAACCTTTCATGTTCCGTTGTTGATTCAATAACTGGCATTTGCTGTGCGTCTCCGCTTTCGTTTAATTGTCATGGTGTCCATTCTTCATTATTCGGAATTTCCGAATTTGTTAATTGTAAACCATATTCATTCAATAATTTTGCTTTTGCTTCATCATTTGCTTTGTTTAACTCCGCTTGTTTTTCTTCCAATAATTGTAATTGGTTTTCATTTTCTGAAATCTGATTTAATATTTTTTGGATTGGCTCTTGTTTGTTGCTTGCGTATACAACCACCAATACTCATAATAAAATTACCACTATAAACGCAATTGCATATTTAATTAAATTCTTGTAGTTTTGATTTGTCATGTGTTAAATTAAAGAATAAAAAGTTTCATAATCTGCACGCATGGAACTTGCAACCATTAAAGCGTCTTTTCCTTCAAGCTCCAATTTCTTTGAAAGCAATAAAGCGATTCTCATTCTTGCTATAAACCAACTTTTGCTTTTTACAGATCATAATATTTCGTCAATTTCCACACTCCTTGTTTTCCCGCTATTGTCGGAAATAATTTTGTTTTTTGTGTATGTTATCATTTTTGTTTGTGTTAAATGCTAAAATTTTTTTTCATGTGTATTTTTACGATGTTTATATATTCTTGCACCGTTTCCGCTTTGTTATTTAATAACTCGGCTTGTAATTTGTGAATTGAAATTTCATTTTCCCTTTGTCTGAATTCTTGGCGAATAACTGCGTCCGCCGTTGAATCCGTATATTGCTTTTTTCCTTTTTCGTCCAACATTGCTTTTAATTCAACAAGTCTAATTCCTTTGTCTTTATCCATTTCTTGTTTTTCTTCGTAATATGTGCTTTTCAATTCTGTAATTTTGTCTTTCATTTCTTCCCATAACCTTATCCGGTCAAACATATCTTGATCCGTTAATTGCAACCCCTTTGCTTTAAATTTCTCATGTCTTGCAATTAATTCATCAACGGCTTTTCCGTTTTGTTCTTGAATTTGTAATAATTCTCAAACATCGAATTCTTTTATTTCTTCATTCATTCCTTGTTTTGGTTAAGAATTAAACATTTGCTCGAACTTCCGCAATTTTTATTTTCATGTCCTTTGAAATCTTATATTTCGTTGAAATTGATTTGATTAATTCATCGCTTGTTTTGAAACTTTGCAACCATTCAACATTTGCTTTTAATTGCTCCAATTCTTTGTCGTTAAATCGTGCTGTTGGTTGCATACTGGCTGTTGCTGTTGTTGTTTCTTTTTTCTCTGCTTTTGCTTCGTCTCATGAAACGGCGTCGAATGTGTCGTTTTCAACCAAATCAAATGCATTTAAATATAAATATCTCCTTTGGTATGTTTCAACCCCACCCAATGCTTGAATTCTATTACAACCTTTTAATTCAAGCTCACGCATTGGTGATGTATAAAACACTGATTCTTCGGAATTATCAACGTTTGAAATTTCCAACGTTGCATGCTCATTGTCAAATGAAATGCGTGTAAATAATCCATACTTTGTGCATAAATCAATAATTGCTGGGAGAATATCCGCCAATTCGTAATACTTGAATCATGCATATTTATTTTCTCCACTTTTCTTTAAATTCATCGCCAATAATTTTGATTTTACGGCTTGAATTTTTGAATATACGTTTGTTGTTTTTTTTGACATTTGAATAATTGTTTAAATAATAAATTAATTTTTTGCTTGGTTTGGGTATGTTTCAATAAACCACTCGCAAGCTGTTTGTCTTTTTTCCCAATCTTCACGGAATAAATCCATATAATCCGCAAAGTTTTTGCAACCAACACGCATTATAAACAAATGGAATGCTGGCTTGCTTTCTATTGCTTCAATTTCTTCCTTGCTCATGTTTACTTTGATAAACGATCTAAAATGTTTTTGTAAATTTCCATGTTTAAACGGCTTCAAGTTTTTCTGCGTTCGTCCACTTCCGCTTGCGTTCTTGCGCGTAAATTTTTGTCTGAAATCTGCAATAATGCATTGTCGATTTCGTCCGTTTGTTTTGTGAACACGCTCTTGATGTTTGAAATGTTTAAAAGCTCGTTTCAAAGTTTTAAGAACTTGTTTTTATTCATGTTTTCCGCCAATGCGTCCGGCGTAACTTCCGTTGTGTAAATTTCGCCGTCGAATGTTTGAATATACGTCAATTGCTTATAAACTTTTAAAGCACTGGAATTGTTGGTGTTTGATTCATTCATTGTTGTTTACATACTTGAAATAAAACTGATAAATTTCTGTAAATTGACTCCGGCGATGTGATTTTACTTGCGTAAAATTTGTTTTGCGATATTATTTCCAATATTGCTTTCAACGTTGCTTGCCGTGTGAATTCTCAACTTGCAATGCTCGGGTATTTTTTCAATTTTCAAATTAAATTCTTTGAATAAATTCTGTTTCCTTTTTGCGTTCCGTCAATTACTCAATCGTTAAACGATTTAATAATTTCTAAACATTCGTTAATTTCTGAATTTCCATATTCAACCGTGCTTACACCATTATCTTCGTAAGAAGATAATGTATTAATCTTTTCTTTTTCTTTTTTCTCTTTTTGTTTTTCTTTTTGTTTTCATTCGCTTTCGTTCGCTTTTTTTGGGTTTTTTTCGGTTTCGTTCGCTTTTGTTTCGCTTGTTTCCGATTGGGTTTCGCTTTTTTTTGGTCTTCAACCCTTTTTTCCGTTTTCGGAATTTTTTTGAGAAATTTCTTTACCAGTGTCAATCATGAATTGAATTTGAATCATCAACGCTTTTATTAATGGATCGTCCGGCTCGATTCCATATAACCCGTATTGAATGATTGCTTCCAATAATTGGCTGGCGAGTTGTGGATCATGCTTTTTTAATTCTTCCACTGTCTCAAAATACGTTTCCATGAATGTAAATTTTTTCTTTTCCATGATCCTTGTTTCATACAGAAAATAAAATGGTGTGTAGTAGCATTGATTCACATGTGAATTTTCACAAATTAAAGCGACCATATGAATCAACTGAAACGCTTGCGGTCGCCCAGTTGACTCATATGGTCGCTTTCGTGATCCGCAAGCTCTGTTTCCTTTGTTAAACAATCGCCTTGCTTTTCACTTGTAGAACCTTATGCATAAGTAATTATGAAAAAGCAATGTGGCTATATACACATTGCTTTATTTCTGTTGGCTTGTTTCCCCACACTCACCATATCGAATGTATAAGTGTTATTGAATAACAAGAATAAGAAATTTCGCAAATGTGTATCTTGTTTAACAATGTCTATTATATACAAAAATTTTTAAAATGCAAATTTTTTGGCACTTTTTTTACGAGAAAATTACAAGGTATTGAAAACCTTGTTTTTAATTATGGTTTTCGCGTGTTACGAAAATCTTAAAATGTTTGATTCGCTTTACATTTTAATTTTTATGTGTGTGTTATCATATCAAATTGTGATTTCAACCAAGTATCATTCATATGGTAATATCATTCTGTGGTTTTTGGATCACGATGTCTCATTAAACGTGTTGTTGCTTGTTGGCTTAATCATGCATAAACGCAATTTGTGGCGAATGCGTGGCGTTCCATGTGCGGGTGTAATCTTCTTTTCAATTTTCATTCTTCAATTAATTTTTCCGAATATTTGTTAAATACAAGGTTTATATATTTTGGTGCAAGTTGTCTTCATCGGTTCTTATTATCCAAACCAACAAAAAGAAAGTCCGATTTAATCGGTCTTTTTTTGGTGTATTCTTTTAAATTGGCTTCGTATTGTAAAACCTTTTCTCATAATTCCGGAGTAAAAAACACTCGATCATAATATCCACCTTTTCACAATATTTGGAATTGTCTGTTTCATGAATGAAAATGCTCGAATTTACAACGTAATATTTCCGCACGGCGTAATCATGTTTTATATGGTATTTCAATTAATAATTCGTTTCTTTGTGCAATTATTGGTATTTCTTCATAAAGCGTTGGTGCTTTTAAAAATATTTCGTATTCGTCTTTATTCATCATATCGTATGGTTTCCTTTCTTTTTTTATTATTGGTAATTGTTCCACGTTGAATTGTAATTTATAACCCATTGTTGCACAATATTTAAAGAATTGACGCAATGAATTTGCTTTTCATGCTATCGTGTTTCTTGAAACTTTTCTATTTTCCTTGTATGTTTCAATCCATGAAACGCAATCTTGCATTGTTATATTTTCAACGTTTATTTGGAATTCTCATTTTTTATATAATATGTATTGGTGCATGTTTAATAAATCATATTTGTAATGATTCAAAACATCGTTTGTCCTATAATGTATGTCTTTTGCATATTGTAAAAAGTCGAATATTAAATTTTTCATTTTAAAAATAAAAGCAAATAAATAATATTGGCTCTACGTTTTACTTATGCAATGTATATATTTTAATTTTTGTCAATAGTTATTTCAAGATAAAATCGCACATTTTACGATGTGCAACTGATTTTTTGAATAAAAAAGAAAACAGAACTTGCGGTTCTGTCTTACACACTTGCAAATGTAATATATCTTTTTTCTTACAAAATGCAAAATCTTATTTTTTTATGAAAGCTTTTTTAGTTGTGCGTTTATATCTTCCAGTTTTGCGCGGTTGCTTTCATTCATTGTATGTAATTTATTTTGATATGTTGTATCTTCCGTTAAATGTCGCATTTTGCTATTATTATCAATTGTTTGTAATATTAATGTTTTGAATTCGTTTAATTCCTTTACTCTTTCAAGGTTATCTTCCGCAACCTTTGTAAACAAATAAAACCATGTTCAATAATTTGTTAATTCTGAAACTTTGTGCTTTAATTCGTATCTGTTGCAATCTTTCTTTCAATCGCTTGTTTTTCTTCCCTTGTATGAATCTTTAACACTTCTTTTTCCATTATTCCAAATTATATCAATTGCATGTCCATTTTTATTTATTCCGAAATCGTATCAATCCAATATTGCATCTTTTCTATAATCTGCGGAATATTCCCCAGTTGGGCAAAAGTTACCGTTTATTGTATATCACTTTTCCAATATTTCGTCCAACCTTTCTGAAAATTTGCTTATTCTATAATATGCAATTTTTCATAAATCACTGTGTTTTTCATTCCACCATTTACAAACAAGATCAACCGCACTTTTAACATACCAACCTTGTCCCCTTATTCTTCATTTCTCATATGAAAGCTCGTCCACTTCTTTTAATTCATCAAGCGAAAATTCATAATCCATTAAATCTGAAACCATACCCATTGCACTGAATATTGTGCATGAAACCTTACTCCGGCTTTGATTTGCTTGGTTGTATTCAAACCTTGTTTCATTTTGTTTATAAAGGTTTGGCAACGAATCAATGTCGCCGTCACAAAGTAAATAATCGGTGTTTTCTTCACCGATTCACAAACAACCATAAATAATTTCTTCCATGTTTTTATAATTAGAAAGTAAATTTTACTGAATAACTTTGTCTTTGTATCGTTCGTATGGATCATAAATGTTTTTGCTTGTTAATGTTTCAAGCAACCATTCTTTTACATCTTCCCTTAATGCTTTTTCGCTTATTTCAACCGTTCTTATTAATTGTTCCGCAATCATTTTGTTTTCAAATAATGTATGTATTGCTCTGTGGGTAGTATCCCTTATTAATTCAACGTTTGTGCTGTTATTCGCTCCATGCTGGCTTGTTGGCAAAAGGTGATGTCTTGAATATAATATTTCTTTTTTGCTCATATTTTCTTTTTGGCGAGATAAAAACCCTTGTTTTTATCGCACTTTTGACGTTAATAAAAGCCATAAAACAATTATTAATATTAATATGATCCAAAACTTTTTCATGCTTTACATGTTAATATGTAAAGTTTAAATCTTGTTTTCTTCTTCCGTTTCTTCCTTTATTAAACTGTCCACTTCCTTCATTTCTCCAACTTTTTGTCCAAAGTAAAAAGAAATCATCGAAGTTACGGCAAAACTGAATATATTTAATATTGTCTTCAATGTTTCATTTTCCACGTTTACAATAACGGCATATGAAACCAAAAAACACAATTCCAAAACAATTATTAAAAATGTTAATTTGGTGACGGATAATTTTGTAATTCGTTTCATTAGGTGAGTATTGAAGCAAAATAAAAATTAGCAATGTTTTTTATTCCATGCGTGCGTTTTATTTCCTTTCTTCCATTTTCTTCATTATTCGCTTTAAATTTGTTTGTATTTCCGTTAATCTGCTGTCCAAATCTAAACTGTCCAATTTATCCAACCTTTCTTCATGTTGTTTAAGTTGCATTTCTGTTTCCTTTTGAAATTTGGTAATACTTGCGGATAATTTCCAAAGAAAAAACGCAACGGCGATAATCGTTCACAAACTTATATAAAGAGTTGTATTTGCTCAAATTTCCATGTTTTATTTTATACAAGTGTAATAAAAAATTCTGTTGAATCCGAAGCAATAACGAAAACTTGTCACAAATCAAAAGTTTTAAATCTGATTGAACTTGTAACTTCAATTGAATCTGTTGTTGAAGCTTCATCGTCTATTGTTTCCAAAAATATTGAATCACCCGAACCAACGGAAATTTCCACTTCAATTGGCTGGTTGGCTTGTCTTTTTGCTTCTATTGCTTCAAGCACTGCGTCATCGTTTATTAATTCCGCAATTGATGTGCTTTCTGTTGTCGCTGTTAATTTCATTTGCTTTATGCATAAAAGGTTAAAATAAGTTGTAGCAAACTTTAAATATAATATAATCACGATGTCAAAATATCAAAGCTTGTTTTTTATTTTGCAACGCAATATTTCTTTTTAATCAAGTTTTTATAATACCTTTTCAATTTTTTCTCGTTTTTGTTCACAAATCACATAAAAATAATATCTATTCAAACTTTTTCTTACTGGATCAATATATTTTTCAAACAATCTGTAATGGTCGCAATAAATAATTCGCCCAACATAACTGTTAATACTGCACCATTCCGAATAATTTAATAATTCGTTTTTGTCTGTTTTATGTTCCTTGATTCGTTTTAATTTCCTTTTCATTCTTGTTGCTGTCTTTTTTCTCAAAAGTGTGTAATCATAAAAGAACCTATAACCCACAAAATCCACGCCCCTTTTCTCCGTTGGAAATATTTGATAATTTCATTTCACTTGTAAATTTAAATTTTCATGCAAATATTCTTGAATTTTCCCCAATATTTCATGCAACCATTCTTTGCTATTACTAAAAATCACAATATCATCCATATACCTTACAACATATTTTACATGTAATTTCTCTTTCAACCGGTGGTCGAAATATGCAAGGTAATAATTGGCGAGATATTGCGATAAATAACTTCAAATTGGCACACCCTTTCATCATGGAGCACTTTCAATTGTTTTATCCAATAACCTTAATACTTTTTTATCTTTTATTTTTCTTCTTAATAATTGTTTCAATATATCATGATCAATTGACGGGTAGAATTTTTTAATATCTATTTTCAAGCAATATTTCGTTCAATCCCTATCTTTCATGTATCTTTTCATCAATTTATATGCGTAATGTATACCACGATTTTTTAAACTTGCACATGTGAAATTACAAAATACTTCCATGAATATCGGCTCTAACGCTTGCGTTATGTCCCGTTGAACAATACGATGTGGATTATATTGTAATTTATCCAACCTTCTTTCTTTTCATTTATCGTTTATAAATTCCGTTGAATAATCACTTTCTTTTATTTCGTATGTTTCATTTACAAGCATTTCTTGAATTTCTTTGGCAACTTTCTCCAAATTATTGTCAACTTCCCTTACTGATCCATAAAATGTTTTGTCTTTTCTTGCGTTATAATGTGCAATTTTGATATTTTCAATATCTGTTATTTTTTCAAATAAGTTTCAGTGTGTTTTCATTTTTATTTGATGTTCCATGTCACCAAGCGTTCGGATTACCTACTAACACGGCTTTAAAAGTTTTTATGTTTTGGCAAGAGCCAAGGTAACGGAGCCGTTTTAATTTGCTCGCTTTACTCTTTTGGAATAAAACAAGCTTGACATGGTTTTGGAAATTAAGTGAGCCCCGATATTAGTGTTACGATTCGAAGAAGTATTATTCAGATTCATCACAAAAGCCCCTGCTTTCGACGTATTATTCCAATTCGCACTGGATTTCACGACGTGAGTACTGTTGAAATTTTTGCTTCATTTTATATCGGTTTCTCCGTTACCCAAGAATATATTTTTTATAATTCATCAATATTAATTTTTTCGATTTTATTTTCTTCTTTTTTGTTTTGGTTTACAACTATTTCAATTTTTGGCTTTTTACTTTCCCTTCGGATTCAATCCGGTCAAAGTATCAATTCTTCGTCTTTTTCTTCAACCGTATTTATTATTATTTTGATTTCCATTTTGTTTGAACCAGTGAATTAAAACGTTCACTTGATGTTCCTATTAAAGGAACATCAAGCGAGCCCCGAAAATAGCGTAACGATCCGAAGAAGTATAACTCAGATCCATCACAAAAGCCCCTGCTTTCGACGCATCACTCCAAGACGCACCGGATAGCACGACGCGAGCACCGGAATTAACTCGGTAATTATCGCAATAATAAGTTGAATCGCTTCCACCGACGCTTGCTGGTAAGAATCAACCTTTTGTTGTTCAAAGCACTGTTTTAATATAAGAATCTGATGTGCTTGGTAATGTTCAAATATCATAATATGGAGTTGCTGTTGAATCATGCACCCAGTTATCTGCGTCGCATGAAGCATATGCATGGTAATTGTTTAAATTTATTCAATCTATCCATTCCCAAACATTTCCCCGTGGATCTTCTATTCATGCAAATTTTACTCTATTTACAGAAACGTCCGTTCCCGTGCTTGTTACACCATAATCCAATCACCTTGAATTTGTTGCTCATGTTTGGCAACTTGTAGAACTCCAACCGCTTGTTTTATCCACAAATCCGCGTCCAAGTGTTGCTTGCGAATTCATGTTTTTATATTTCATTGCGTAATATGCTTTTCTGATTTCCAATTGATAAAATCCGCTTTGTTCGTAACCGGTTCAATTGGCTCTTGCGTTTGTTCTTGCGTCATAAATATAAATCGTTGTTGTTGGTATTTTTCCGCTTATACTTCTTAATTTTGAATCTTGCACATATCATTTATATGCTCCCAAATAGAAATAATCCTTTGCATATTGGATTTCACTTGCACTTGTATCATCTTGGCTCAAATCAACTGGTCACCTTGTATGTGCGTAATAATGGAAACCATTTGCGTAATCTGCTGGATTGTCTGTTATTGAAACTGTAATTATACTTCATGATTTACTCATTTTGAAACCACGCCTTGGAAATTCAACCATTACGTTATATGTTCCGTCTGTTCCAGTTACGTAATTTGAAACATCGTTTCAATCAATATCTTTTGTATAATCCAATGGATTCAAATATTTATAAACGTTTCCGCTTGCGTCCAACAAACAAGGTCTATAACCGAAGAAATCGTCCCAATCTGAACTTCCGGCTGTCATATCTGTTGCGTCGTCCCCATATGTTATCATTTGGCTTGGATCAGATTTGCTTTCGTCAATATACATTGTCATTGTTAAATATCTTGACGATATATATTCAATTGTGCTTTCTGAATTGTGGTCAAGCCAAATTCCGTCAATGTGTCTTCCGTATGTTGTAACCCTTGTAATTTCTCCAAGTGTTGCTTGAACTCTTGGCAATGCATATGCACCGCTTGTTGTTACACGTTCCATCATTATACTTGCGAATCAATCCGAAATACAATACGGCATTAAATGTGTTCTTTTATAAGTTGTTCCGTTTACTCTTATACATTGAAAAGCGTCGCTTTTTTGTGTTGAATCAATTCCAATAATATAATAATTGCTTGCATTTACTGTGTGGCTTGTTTGATATAATACAATATCCAATAATTCCCCTTCGGTTCAACCAAAAGAATTATTTAATGTAATTTCAACGTCTTTTCGGTTTGAATCAAAATCTGTATATGGTAAAGTTGCGGTTGCTATTATATTATTTGAATCACCATACCAATAACTTTCTCATGTGTCGCTATCAATTACGCTGATTCATTTTCTAACTTCCACAATTAAACTTGTTGTTGGTGATCATCACAATTTAACTTTTAACTTTAATTTATTGCTTTGTGTCCCACTTCCTTGTCTTTGAATGTGTATTTCTTTATCGTCGTTTATATCTCCAATATTTACTGCATTTGTTGCGTTTTCGTATGTTGGCGTTAATTGTCTGAATAATTTATCCGTGTTTATATCATAATTCGTTCAAACAAGCCCACGGTCTTCAAGGTGGTCTGATGTTGCACCACTTCAAGCCATTAAATAATCAATTTCTTGTTGCATGTAATCAAGGTTGCATTGAACACCAACTTTTGTCCATTTTGTGCTGTCAAATTCTTCCGGTGTTGAAACGGCTGTTGAGCATGAATATCTGTCCCCTTTATACATTACAATATCTCATACTGCATATGTTGCTGTATTATCGTATTCGTCCGCAATTGCTGGATCGTTTACGCTTGTTTCCAACCTTTCTTGAATATCCCTTACTTGTTCGGCTGTCCAATAAAGTGAAACTTTATCTCATGAATAAAATGCATGTGCTGTGTTGTCTTGGCTTCTGTTTGAAGCTGTATCGTCTTGAACACAAACCCCCGCACTTCTTTCAACTGTAAATGAATTTTGATTACTTCATATTACTTTTACGATTTCCCTTAAAATAACATTTTCTTCCGAATCCAAATGTTCCAAAGTCAAAAGAAATGGAAAATGAGTTGGAAATAAAGATTGATCTCAATCTTTAATTAATAATGCTGTTGCACTTGCTGATATATCGGCAATAAGTGTTGAACTTGCATTATTGGTGTTTCTGAATTTCACAAATACCATGATATAATATAATAAGATGTAAAATAATTTGGCTTTTATTCACTGATTACACTCCATAAACTTTCGTTTTCTTCCAAAGTCAACGTAACTTTACTTGGAGAATAATTTATTTTTTCAATTGTTAAATTCTTTATTTCATATTCTGAATTTACAATTGTTATTGTGTCTCACGGTTCAATTTTTTCAATATCGTATTCGCTATTTACAACCACCGTGCTTGCATTCTTCGGATTTGAATATTGGGCGATATAATTATTTCCAAATTCGTCTTGCGTTGTTGCGTCCACTATGCTTTGCTGGTTGCTGTATTCTTCTTTTATTCCATACAAACTTTGCGAAATATCATCTTCATACATTTTTACTGTTCCGTCTTTTCTTGCGACAAATATTCTGTTTACAATTGATTCAATGCTGTAATTTAAATTCATGCTTTCAACTTCTTGTTTATTCGCCATGATGTGCTCGGTTTGTGTTCCCTTTTTTCTGAAATAAAATTTTCACTCTGCATTTATAAACCGGTAATAATTGGCGATTTCGTTTACTTGCTCGATTGCTTTTTGGCAACTTGTTCAATCTTTAAATTCCACATTTATATTTTCTTCGTATTCATCAATTCCACCAACTGAAATTAAACTTCAAGCGTAATTGCTGTTGAACTCCGCAATAATTGCATTCAATATTATTTCCGCCGTTCCACTATATGATCATGTAAATAATACGCTTGTTAATAAACTCGCAATTCACAAACAAACCAGTTTTATATATCCTTTGTTTGTATCATACACCCTTGAAATCTGCGAAACAAATCACATATAAATCTGTTTTCCTTGCTTGTATCTTTCATTATAAAGTATCACTTTTATTATTTCCCCACCATGAAACGTTGTATCCCCAAAACTCAACGCAAGGTTTAAATTCAATTGTCCAAGCCCCCCGTTTACGTTTGAAGAAAAAGATATGTCATTCATAACAACATTTGGATTAATAGTTGTAATATATGTCCCTTCTTTTGTATATGCTTTTATATCGTATCTGATCATTACAAGAATAATTTCTTATAAATAAAAATCATGTCGTAATTCGCAATTGCTCCCGAATTTATGCTAATTTCAATGTGGTTTAATCATGGTTCAATAACTGGAAATGGTCATGCATACGCCGTTGTTGTTCCATTTACTTTTACAAGCTTTGTTTCTCCGTCAATTATTATAAAATCTCCGGCTTGATATTCCCCCGAAATTTGGAATTTATAACCATTCATGTCAATTTGAAATCACGTCAAATTTGTTTCATTTTGCACCACAATATAAATTGTTGGGTAACAATTCACTTTTCAAGAATAATTTAATTCTGTTGCATAATTTCCGGATAATCCCGAATATCTGTTTGTAATACTTGTTAAATTGAAAGCTGACGGATTCACACATTCAAAAGTTAAAACCACATTTTGCAAAAAATTAATATTATAACCTTTTCTTCCGAACTGCAAGCTTGTCAATGTTGCTTCCCACCTTCTAACAAGTCAATTAATAATTATATCCAAATAACCTTGCATTTTGCTTGTTTGAAACTTCAATTCGTCAATTAAATCATTCAAGCCATTTTCATCGTCCGCACTCAGACACATGGTTATTGTAATTGTTTTTGTTCTGTAATATTTACTCAACGCATTTCATCAATCCGCCCTTGAATAATCGTATGTTTCATATGCAACATTTCAAAGGTCATCGTGGTTTGATTCAAGCACCCTTCTTGTTTTTCAATTATGCAAATTGTATCAATTAAAAACAAACATACCACTTTCCGAAAATGTGCTTTTCTTCCCCTTTGGTGCATTTCATAATAAACCGCTGTTAAGTAGTATGTTGTCCATTTTTAATTGTTATATGTAATAAATGTTTTATGCAATATTAAATTGTTTTTCCAACTTTATTTGTCTGATCATTTCTTTTGCAAGAGCTGTAATATCGTTGTCATTTCTTACGCTTACTCATGAAATATTTATTGTGATTCAATTATTGTTGGTAATTTCATTATTTGGGATTATTTTTCCGCTTTGGTTCGGAACAAAAAGCTCCGGTCACTTTTCTCAAACCAAATATGTGTTTCACATTACAACTGGTCATCAACCAGCTTTTTTTCATGAAAACCAACTTTTAAATGAAGCAACCGCGCTGTCATATTTGCTTTTTGCACTTGAAACAACGCTTTGAGCCGCACTTTTTACGTTGTTCCATGCGTTTCTGATCCTTTCAACAACTCATTCAATAGCACCAACAAAACTTTCAACCCAACCCAAAACCGTGTCAATTCATTCTCTAAAAGCATTTTTTATGTTTGTCCACAAATCACCAAAAGCTTCGGTTAATAATGCGTCGATGTTTTGAGCCCAACCAACCGCAATATTATTTACTTCTTCCCAATCACCATTCCATATTGCTTTGAAAATTGCAATTCATGCTTGGATTGTTTCCAATGTTCCGGCGATTGTAACTGCGATAATTTCAAGACATGTTCCGATTGTATCTGCAATTGCACCCATTATTTCTTCCACATAGATCATTACAGTTTCTCCGTGTTCAACCCACCAATTATGTAACTTTTCAAACCGTGGTCAAAGTATCGCACTTATTTTTTCCGTAACTTCCGCCGTTGTTTCCCTTATTCCACCCCAATCATTAATCCATGCTGTTGCTAATAATGCAATCGCACCCGCAACAAGCCCAATTGGTCAAGTTAAAACTGACATTCAAGCGCTCACAATTGGAATAATTGCACCAAGTCAAGACAAAACACCAACTAACGCAACCGCACCCGCAACAATAACGGTTAATGTTGACGCTAATTCTGGATTTGCTTCAACCCAATCGGCGATTTTTTCCACAATATTTGCAATTATTGGTAATATCCTTTCAAGAATTGGTAATATTGCACGTCAAATTGATTCTTTAATTGATGTAAAGCTGTCATGCAAGTTTGAAACCATTCCTTGATATGTTTGGCTTTGTTTATCCATTAAATCTGCGAATCTTCCACCTTCGCTTGTCATGGTTTTAAAAGCTTCTTCAACCATTGGAAATGTGATTAATCCTTTACTGATCATATCTTGAATTTCCGTTGTTGTTTTTCCAAGGTTCTTTGATAATTCGTCCAATAAAGGAACTCATTGAATCATAAAATCCCTTAATTCCCTTCAAGTCAATTTTCCTTGGCTTCTTACTTGTCCGTAATTCAAAGCAACACGGCTTAAATCAATACTTAATCATGCGGAAACGTCACCCAAACTTTTTAATGTTGGAATTATTTTTTCCGCTTCAATTCACATTCACAATAATTGTTTCGCATTATCCCTAATTCAAGTTAATTCAAATGGTGTTTTCTTCGCAAAATTTGTTAAATCTTTTAACATTTTGGTTGCTTCTTCCCCACTTCAAAGCATGGTTGTAAAAGCAACTTCCGCTTGTTCCAAATTTCATCATAACGTTAAAACTTCGTCCGCAACATTTTTTACACCCTTTAATAAAGTTTTTCAAACTGCCCGTCATCAAATAACTTTACCAATGTTTGTAATTTGCGAGTTCATTTTTTGAAGCTCGGCGGTTGCTTGGTTCTCCGCCGTGATTTTTAATTTCAAATCATATTCAACTCATGCCATGTTTATTGCTTATTATGTGATGAAACAACCCTTGTTTTTTGTTCCATTCTCTTATTTTGGATATGCTCCCGTTTCCTTTCTTCTTGGATCATTGCAAAGTGTAAATCCAATACGTGCTCGTCTTCATTGTCCAAATCTGACGGCTTGCAATGATATAATTCTTTAATGAGAATATAATCGCGGTGTTCTTTTGTTAATCCGTGTCATGTTCTCAAAGTTTTTCAAAATTGTTCCAGTATTAAATTATTTTTCACTGGGTATTTTTACTTTTAGCACTTCTTGCAATACTGCATTGTAATCGTCCATATTCATATTTTCCAATTCTTCCGCTGTTAAATTTGTCATTTCTGTAATCAAAAAATCATTTGCTTTTTGCGCTCTTGTAACATCAATTTCAATATTCATGTTTTCTAATTGCGACGGATTCGCTTTTACTCATTCAAGAATTATGTCGTTGTAACCACGGTCAATTTTTCTTGTATAAGTTGTTGAAACGATAACTTCTTTTTCGTTTCCATTAATTGTAACTTTCATGTTTTCCTTGTTTATAAGTTAAAATTCCTTGTTTTGAAATACGTGCTTACAGAGAAACAAGGAAAAACTGCAAGCACGTGGATATATTAATATCCAGTTGAATTGTTATTTAATAACAAGATTTCGATTGAGCAACCGTCATCATTGTTGTATTGTCCAGTATATCCCATTGTTTGTTTGATTATTTCATCGTTTCCGTCTGATTTACTCCATTCATTCATTCCAACCTTCATTAAATCAATATAGATTGAAGGATAAATTCATGTTGCCAATGCTGTTGCGTTTCCATTTACTGCATAAAATCTCATTGCTTTTTTCTGTGAATTTAACACGTAATCACGCAATGTTGTTGATTCATAAACGGCTTCAAAGTCTCCTTCGATTCCGAATTGTTGGTTATATATATCTGCAACATCTGTGTCACCAAAACACTGAATATCTGTTAAATTCTTATTAATTGAAAGTCTGAAATTCTGCATGCATTGCTCACTTGCACTATTCAAACCACTTTCATCACTTGCGAACCTTACACCCGCCATGCTTGCTGTAAATGCGTTTTCTGTTGCATATGCTGGCGTTACGCTTCCTTGTATTGCTTGCATTTGTTTTCACATAAACTCTGCTGTGAATTTTACATAATCCGCAACTTCGCATGATAATTCAAACGAATTAATCATACAATATGGAGCATAACTTCAAGCAACTGGATCATCATCGTAAAGTGTAAACGTTGGGTGTGAATTGCTTTGTAATACTTCAAAGAAATGTGCGTTAATATTTACGGCTGTTACTGTCATTGTCCATGTTCCGTTTCCAACGCTTCCGCTTGTTGCTTTATCAAAGAAATAATAAGTTGTTGTTCCGATAACAATTATTTTCTTTAATACTGCACCATTTCAAGAAAGTATGTCACCCCTTGCTGGTGTTCCACCGCTTGGCGTTCCAGTTACACAATATAATTTTGTGTATTTTCACAAAGCACCAAGAAATAAATATCAAAGTGAATTATCCCTTGCAACACCGCTCAAAGATAAGTTTGAAGAATTTTTGGTTGTAAATGAATCGTAAACCCCGTCAATTACACCATATCATGATTCGTCTGTTGCACTTTCAAGGCTTGGATTTAAAACCCCGCTTTCTTTTGGAATCCAAACAACTGGTTGAACTGCTGTCCCCCTTGTTGTTTCTTTTCCAAGTCAAATTGCTGATAATCTTCCAATGTATGCCATTTTTTAAATTGGTAATGAATTAAAATAATTATTCTTTTTCTCATTCAGAATTTTCCCTATTCTTCATGATTTCCCTTGCTTTCTCTAATGCTTCAAGCATTGTTTTTCATTCCACAATTAAACCCCACTTTGGAAATGAATATTTTCTTATACCGTTATCAATCACAATACTTACGTGTTGTTCGATTTCCGGTTTTTTTTCTTTACATCATTTGCATGCCATGTTTGTATTGTATAAAGAGATAAATTATTTTGAAACACTGGTAAATGCACAATTTACATTAAACACTCTCATTGGTTCTTGCGTATCTGCAAATCACCAGTTATATGTAAACATACATTTTACAGTGTATCAATCGTCATTATTCCACACAATAGATTCAATTTCTTTTAATTTTTGGATCATTATATCTGCAACCGCTCTCATGTTTTCTTCCACGGTTGAAATGCTGTCTTGAATTCTGTCAATTAATCTTACTGTAAAATTAATTTCTGATTCGTAACTGCAAGAATCAAGATATCTTATGTTTCCATTGTCCGGAGTAATGATAATTGCCGGAAAACTTATTCAATTTTCAATTTTTATGTCATGGTTATAAACTGCTCAAATTCTTGCATTTTCTCATGTTGTAATTTCAAGCATTTTATTATATATTGTATCCCCAATTTGTTTAAATGAATATGTGGTTGTTTCTGTCATTATTTTTTCAAATTAATGTTTAAATCTTCCAAAATAATATTTGTAATTTCTCATTCGTGCTCCGTAAAAGCCCTTTCCAAATAATATCTTGTTTGTGGATTTTTATAGTTCACAAATTCCCTTACACTTGCATATTTCAAAGGTGATCATACAACCGAAAATCATTTTTTTATTGAATTGAAATCCGGTGCAATACTTCTTCTTAAAGCTCATGTCAAATATGGTGCGTTTTCCTTCGCATTGTTTGAAATTTCCAATGCAACATCTGTTAAAATTATCTGAATTGTGGCGTTTAATCTTTCGTCCACTTCCATTAATTTTTCTATATCACCGCCCCATGTTACGCTCATTCGCTTTCTGAAATCGTTAATTTGTAAAATTTCCTTTTCAAACCGTCCCACCTTTGAACGGATTTTACAATATATGTGGTTCAATCAATGCTTAATTTATCACCAACAACAACCCCCGAATATTCGCAATATAATCTGTATACTTTATATACCATTGAGCTGTCGAATCATGCGGATATGAATTCTTGCGTTGTTAATGGTTGCACATTACATGGAAACGAAACACCGGTTTCTCCATATGTTGATATTCCGTTGCTTCCCCTTGTATATCCGTATTTTGTCGCCGTTTTGTTATATAAAATCATTACAACCTTTTATATTGCTAAATTAAAGTTTTTATATTTATCAAGCATAATTCTGAATGAAAAAAACATATCGTCCGCACTTTCTCCATTTCTTCCACCAAAAACGATTTGTTCGTCACCCAACCTATAACTTGATATTCCTTCGTTTCATTTTTGCTGGTATCTTCCACTCGCCAACATCATTTCCATTAATTTCAAATCGTCCGGTAAAGTATCTTCGGTTTGGTCGCTTCATTCAATAGGTTTTGCTCTATCGTATCAAGCTGTATATTTAATTGTTACGAAACCGAATTTACAATCCGAATCGAACTCTTTAAAAATTATTCTCCTTTGGCTTGCAACCATATAATCAACCCCTTTTACTCCGCTGTATGTTTTGCCGTCTATTTCATCAATTGATGAAACTGGCTTATTTTTCACAAAAATATTATATCAAAATGAATTTACATAAATTTTTCTTGCGTCAATTTGTTCTTCATACGTGTCTTGATCAAAAGAATCAACACCGCATAAATGGTTTATTTGTTCGCATGCACTGCTTAATAACAAAGTCAACATTTCATCTTGGCTTGTATCACTTTGTGCAATTCCGATATAATCTTTAAATTGTGATAAACTTGAATACATTGTTTTTCAGTATATTTAGTAAATTGATTATTTTTTGGTTGTTTTCTTTGCTGGTTTTTCTTCCTTTTCTTCCTTCACTTCTTCCTTTTCTTCCACCAACTCGAATAAATTTGGATAATTTCTTAATATGCTCGCATAATGCACTGTTTCAAAAGTTGCTCATGCTTTTATTTCTTCCCCGTCAACAAGCTGTGTTTCTTTTGAAATATTTTTTAATTTCTTTGTCATGATTATTGCATAATAAAGTTATAAAGCTCTCCACATAGGAGACGGTTCATCGTTATAACCGACAACCGCCCCCCTTCATGATGTGAAGAATTTATTTTGAATCTCTAATAACAAATTAAACTGTCATATTAATTCAGATTCCAACAGTATTTCCAAGTCATGCAACACCGTCAGCAATTGCAAAACCGAATTCCATTGTTGCTGTGATTATATATCACTTTCCTGGGCATTCAGTTAAGTAAAGCTTTAATGGTTGTCCAAATCCATATTGAACTGCTGGTTTATAAATACAAGCGAATGATCCTTTTGTGTTGTTAGCGGCTGTTGCGTCAACAAGTCCACTTGTATTTGTTAATGCTGGCCAATCTCTTGCAACCAAAACATCAATTCCGAATGCTTTTGCTAATACACCAGTTACAACAGTTGCATTTGGTCAGAATTTATCCATTGTGATAACTTCGCTTAATGCAAGTGTCTTGTTGTAAACGTTAGCTGGCATAATATACAAAAGATTTGATAAATCTGCTTGGTATCATGCGTCAATTACGTTTTTAACTGCAAGTAATGAAGCACTTGTAAATGTTCCAACAGAAACTCCAGTATTTGCAATTCCAACCATTCTTATTCAGTTGTCTTGCTGTGTGAAATATGGATTTCCTGAATATGTTCCGTTTACATTTCCGCTTCAAGAAGCTGTATCGTCGGCGTTAATAATAACTGCGTCGATTGTTCTTGCGGCTGCTCTGTTGATTCTATCTCTAATTATCGCTTCAACATCAACAACAGAATATTCAACTTCTCTATAAGAAAGAGCAATGTCGAATATGAATTGTCATTGTGTGATTGTTACATCACCAGTTGCTGGTCAATTTTTAGCTGGTGTAACAGAATATGCACCAGTTGTCCATTCGCTGTTTCCACTGAATAAATCAGCTTCTCCAATTACTGGAACTTTTGCACTTACTGGCATATTGTTTCCATGATTTCATGGTAACAAGTTTAATAATGAAGAATACTTTGGTAATAAATCCAAAGCTGGATCAAGAACAACGTTTGTTGGGATTAATTCTGCTCAAAAAGCTGTGTTTGTTGTATGCATAACTTCATTGGCTTTTGTTTCCTCAACAACTTCTTCTTTTACTTCGATTCATGAAAGCTCTTTTGCTTTCAAAACTAATTCTTTAATATTCATGTTTGTAAAATATTAATGATTTAAAATAATTATTTGGATTGTTGCACCTTTTTAATTAAATCTGCAACTTTCCCATATGGTCATGTGTTCTTTGTTGCTGGTGCTTGATAAGAACTTCATGATTGAATTGCTGTATTTTTTACGGCGTGGTCAAGTTGAACCATAACTTCAATTGCACTTTTCATCAATTCTTGATGATCGTTTAATTGTTGTTGTAATTTCTTGATTTGCTCGTCTTTTTCAGCCAATTTGTCATTGGTTGATTTAACAAAAGATTTGAATTCAGCAATTTCCAAACCTTTCGTTTCAACATTTATTGATTTGCTCGCTTCAACAACTTCTTCGTTGTTTGTTTCACCAACGTTTTCATCGTCTGTTACATTTTCAGCAACATTTTCAGAATTGTCGCAATCGCAATCCGTTGATATTTCAGAATTTTCATCTGCTTTTTCGTTATCTTCCACTTTCTCGGCTTCTTCTTCGCAAGTCTCTTGCGTTTCCACTTCTTCGTTTGGGATTTCTTCCGTTTTTTCTTCAATTTCCTTTGTTTCTTCTTCGCTTTCTTCCTTTATTTCTTCTTCAACTTCTTCTTTTTCTTCGTCTTCCACCTTTTCGCTGGCTTCAGCGTTTTCGTTTTCTTCCGTTTTTTCTTCTTCTTGAACATTCTCTTGGCTTTCTTCTTCAACTTCGCTTGTTTCACTTTCTGTTTCATTCTCAACTGGTGTTTCTTCAACGTTTTCTTCTTTGGTTTCGATTTCTTCTTCCGCTTTAAAGCATGAATCAAAACTTTTTACCAAAGCAAATGGATTTGCTGGAACTGAAACAAGAGAAATTTCAAATAATTCAAGCATTTTAATAATATTTGTGTAACTGTAATTTCCTTCGGAATCCACATTTTCGATTGTTTCATAATCTTTTACTGAATAACCGATTGAAAATGTTCTTAATACACCATTTTTCAATTTTGAAAATACGCCGTCCGTATCTTCCGTTATTTTGGCTTTTATGAATAACCCTTTTTCGTCAATACTCGCTTCCGTAACTGTTCCAATTGGTTTGTCCATATCATGTTGCAACAAAACAATTGGATTTGTCATGTATTGCTTTAAAGTTTCTTCAAATGCTGTTGGTTCAACAACATCATTCATACGATCCTTGTCTTTTGTTGAAGCATATCATTCTATTTCATATGCTTTGGTTTCTCCGTCTGTGATTTCTTTTACTGATTTCTGATCACATACGATTTGAAAGAACTCTTTGTCCTTGATAAGTTTAAATTTCATTTGGTAAATATTAATGAATAAAATTTATCTCTTTCTTTGGTATTGCAAGGTGCAACGGCAATTGACTCATCATGGTGGCATATCAACTCAAACACTTGGATATTCATAATCAATTGGAACTCGCCCTTCTTCTTCGCATTCCATATGTTCCGGTCTTACACGCTCGTCTCATACGGTCAACCGTTTCTTTTCCATTTCAATTCATGCGTCTTGCAATGCTTGAATTGGTTGTCTGTTTCCGTATTCATACGCCTTGGCTGTTTCCGTTACTGCGATTGCTCTTGCACGTGGTAACCCAAACAATTTGTCGTCCAATGCGAATATTTGGCGTTGTATTGTTCCCCATGATTCATGATTATCAATTCCATTCTTTAATATATTTATTACGTCCCATTTCGTTGTATAACTTATTGTTCCTTTATAATTTGAAAGCTGTAAATCTCACCATTTATTTGCATATTCACTTGGCAAATTTGGATAATATTCGATTGCATTTTCACTTAATAACCTTGCAAATTTTCTGTATGATGTTTTATAACCACGCTCGAATACTTTCTCCAAAGGTAATTCCAAATCGTTTATTAAATCCATTATTCCCATTGCTCTCCGAAATCCGCTTAATGGTTCGTCGCCCCGTATTTCATTTTGTCGGTCTTTTTTCGGATATAAATTCACATTTTCATTTTGTAACACATTATATTCTGTTGCTATCAAGTATATGTGGTTTTCGTATAAGTCTTGAACGTGTTCTTCCAAATACTTTCTTTGCTTCTTAAACGATTTTTGAATAATCGTGTATATTTTCGATTCCTTGCGTAATAAATTTCTGTAATCTTGCGAAAGCATTTTTTATATTTCATCTCATGGTAAAACTGCGTCCAATGCTATATCTTCCAATAATACTTGATTTCTTGAAGTAATTAATTTGTCGGCGTTTTCATCTTCCACCTTTTCCAATCATCTGTCAACCCTTGCTTCGTTTATTGTTATTATTCACGCCAACACGTCCGCCCTTTGTCCATTCAACCATTCTTGCGTTTCCTTTAATTGTTCGGAATCTGATTTTATCCAATATTTGTTGAATATATCCGGCTTGAACATTTGCAATAATTTATTCAATATTGCGTCGAAATCTTGCTCGAATGGTTTTATTGTTCCTTCCAAAAACTCTTCCTTTTGGTTTTGTCCATTATTATAATTTACATCTTCAACATATCATAACATCGCTTTTGGAACTCCAAACGTTGCACTTATTTTTTCCGTTGTTAATTTCCTTTGGCTTATTGTTTCCATGTCCCTTGCGGTCAATGAAAGTGTTTTAATATCTTGAATTCCGCCCCCAACAATAACTTTATGTGCGTTGTTGCTTCATGTAAATTGTGCTCTAAATTTATCCGTTGCGATTTGTTGTTCTTCTTCGCTTAAATTTCCGTCAAGCAATAACAACATATCTGGTCTTGCACTGTTCTTGTATAAACTGTAATTCGTTTTCAATGCTTCCAAATCCAACACCGCGTCATATAATACGCTCGTTAAAATTCACATTCCATTTAACGAATTGTTTATATCGTTTTCATATTTGAAATATGCGATTTCATCGGCTTTATATTCTTGAATTTTTACACCGTCTTTTTCAACCACTCTGTATCATGTAATAACACCATTACTAATTATTTTTGTAACTGCTCTTGAATCTATAACGTCAAATCTGATCGTTTCATCAAAAGCATTCTTCAATGGTTTAATATATAATTCTCATGAAATTAAATAATTTCTGTATAAATCAATTTTGAACTTTGCAAATGTTGGAGCTTTAAATAAATCTGAAACTTGATCCGTTAAAACATTATCGTCAACGGTTTGTCTGTCGTTGTCTTGTAAATATATTCAATTTCTCGCAACACTTCCGGCAATTTTCTTTACGGCTTGGCGAATATCACCGTTTTTTGCGTATAGATCGTAAAATGTTTGTTTTGAAAAAACAACATCGTTATTGAATAACAAAGACAAATCCAATCAATAATTCTTTGCAATGCTCTTTTTATTGATTCTTGAAATATTCCGGTTGAAAATTTTCATGCATGATTATTTCCATTTAAACACAATGCATTATAATCACGAATGTAAAATATCAAAGCTTGAAATTAAACAAAAAACACCGCTTTTAAACGGTGCTTTTATAATTTACAAAAATTTATTAAATTTTATTCGTTATTTTCATTGCGGTTTTGCAACATAACTTTGAATGTTTTATCTTCCGTTTCATAATAAAACCCTTCGGAATCTTTGGCAACTTCATAAACAACTTTTCAAACAACTGGAATTGAAGGTTTTAAATCAACAAATGTTATTAAATCGTCCAAATATATTTCGCTTGTTGCTTCGCTCAATACGTTATATTTTCTTCCTTTGGAATCTATAACTTCCGAAACATCGCTCGAAAACCACATTGCTTTTTCTGTTCCTTGATTTACAACGGCAATTTCAACAATTAAATATTTTGAGAAATTTCAAGCAACCAAATCTTCCGAATGTTTATTTTTACTTTTCAACGTGTCCGCTTCTTCAACGCTCATTGGTGCTCGAACAATATCACCTTGAACAAATCCGGCGTTTTCGTCGTCCAAATAAACAATTTCTTCTTTTTGTTCTTTTGCTTCTTGTTTTTCCGTGGTTACTTCTTTTAATGTTTCATTTTCTGTTGTTAATTGTTGCGCTGGTTCACTTTGGCAACCGCATAATGTCATTACGAAAATTGCAATTAATAATAAACTTGTTTTTTTCATGTTGCAAGTGTTAATAAGTAAATTGATTCTCTTATATATAATATGAGAAATTTTTCAAATAAAAAAACGAGCTTTCTTTTTGCATTGTTAAGAGGCACAAGCTCGTATTGGTAATTAATTAATAATTTATTTTTCTTCCTTTTCAAGGTCTATTTTTGGCAATTTTGTTGGATCGCATGTTATAAGATTTTCAAGGTCTTTCATGTCAATTGCAACCAAATCTTTATAATCGAATCCGCACTCCTTTTTTGCTTTATTCAATATTTCAACCCGTGTATTATACCAATCAACGTGTTGTTTTACTGAATCTTGCATTGTTTTTGCTTGCTGTATCATGCTTTTGATTTTATTCATTGCGTCTGCAAGCAATTTAAACTGATCCAACGCATTTATTTCTGAAACGGCATGCGTGTCTTTTTCAACCTTGAATTGGTTGTCTCACAATTTCGTAAATTGTGTTTCACCGTTGAATTCTCTTTTTTCTGTCATAATATATATGATTAAGAATTAAAAACATTTTTTGTATTCTTCTTTGTGCTGTTGGTAATATCTGAAATGATAATCGAACCCGTAATCCGTCTCTTTCATGAAATCTTTATCCACCTTTTCTCTGCATTCCATACACCATAAATTTTCTTTTCTGATATACTTTCAACATGCACGGCATTTGTTTTGAATTTCTTTTTCTTCCATTTATATGTTTAATTTTTAAAGCTGGTCTTCAAAGTATTCGTCCAATGTGTCTTTTTTTTCTTCAAGATATTTCCGGAATTCATACAATGTTATTTTTGTCGTTGGGCGTATTTGTTCGTCTTGCATGGTGTTATGGTGCAAAAATTCCAACACCAATCTTTCCGCACCCAATAGCTCCAACCCCGCACTGCGGAATGAATCCCATGGTTTCTCTTGTTTATTATAATCTTTATTTTTTTGCATTTGGTTTTTTAGAATGAAGCAATAAAAAACTTGTTCCTTGTTTCTTGCATTGTAAATAACATTGAATCCACCATATCGTCATGTTCCGCATTTGGAAACGTTAATAATTCGTCAATTAATTCGTCGTTTCATGGCGCGAAATAAACACGTCATTCTTCAAATAATATTTGCTTTTCCATTAATCTTGTTGTTTTATCTTTTATTGTTTTTTGCTCTTGCACCGCCATTCACATGTTCGCAAATACTGTTTTTAATACTTGCTGATATGCAACAGTTTCAACAATCACCCTTTTTGCTTTTCGTTTATTGTATAAGTTTTTCACTGTTTCGCTCGCTCTTCAAATATTTTTTTCCATTCCTTCTAATCCCACACTTTCTAATATGTAATATCTGTCTTGTAATTTTCATGTTACACATATTGCGAATTTATCTGTTCCTTCTTTTTCACTTACTGCTGGATCAACACCAATTACAATTGAATCATATTTATAACCCTTGCAATTATGATCCCGCTGTATCATATCCCTTGTTATTATATGCTGTCAATTCATATATGGAATTAATAAGTAATTCTGATTGAAACTTATGCTTCCAAGTCTTCTGCGTTCCGTTTCCAATGAAACATATTTTTTCGCAATTTCACGGATTCATTTATTTAATTTTTCCGCTTCTGCGTCCGTTTCCACAAATCTATTCCAAACAATATTTTTATGTTCATCGTATATTGGCAAGTTTATAATTTCCCATGTTGGATCGTTCTTTATATGTTCTTCAAACCTTGGCACGATTCAATCTTCATATATCGTATTTCATAAAAATATTATCTGTGTTGCTCCCGTTGTTCCACCCAATACTTCGTTTAACATGAATTCAAAGTTTTTGTCAATTTTTTTACGGCTTTGGCAACTTTGCACCGTGTCCACATCATCAAATATCAATAAATCTGGTCTGAATTTTCAATCTGGTGCTGTATAATTCTTTCATCTTGGTGATGTTCACAAACTCATTGCACGCACATAACAATCATTTTCTGTAACGAATTTGTCGATTCTTTTTATCTTCTTTTGTCCTTGTTTAATAACTGATTCTGGGTAATATAGATTTCCATAATCTCTGCAAAATCTTTCTCACTGGTCTGTATCATTTATAAAGCTGTTGGCAATGTATGTTAAATTTTCTTCTGCATTATCAATTGTTTGTGAATACCACATGATATTACGGCGTGTTTTATACGCAATGCAATAAGAAACATACATTTGGGCAATGGTTGTTTTTGCACTTCAACGGAATCACTTGAAATAAACATTTTTTCATGATTCCAATGCTTCATAATATCTTTGTAAACATTCTGGCGTATCGAAGCTGTAATATTCCTTGTAATAGAATTTGCAAAAGTCGAAGAAATGGTCTGAAAAATACGTTTTTCTTAATAATGGGCTTTTATTAAATATGTTTAATGCTTCTTCGTATTTCATTTATTTTATATTTTGTAAATTGTCAATATGGTGTATTTTCCATTCCCCTTACGGTGTGATTTTCATAAACACCGCTTTTTCTTTATTTGCTTGACTTTTTCAATATTTCTTTTAATGCTTCTTTTTCATCATCTGTTAATTCTGATCTTTCGTCCTTGTTTGTATTTTCGGTTTTTGAAATGTTGGTTGGTAATCACATTTCCGTTCTTTTGATTTTCCATATATTCATTATATCGTTACTGTTTATCTTTCTTGGCTTTCAATCTTCACCAACTGGATTAAACTGTTCTTCCATTCGCTGTAATATTTCATCTCAAAGCATTTCGTAACGTTCCAATTTTTTTGAAACATCATCAACCGCTTCTTTTCATTTTTTCTTTAATGCTTCCATGTATATTTTTTTCTTCCGTTCTTGTTTTTCTTTTCACCGTCATTTTGTGCGTCTTGTTCGCTCTGCATTATATGCGATTCATTTATGAGTAATATATGATTTCACTTCGTCAAAATCAGAAAGCATGAATTCCATTTTTATTTTATCGTAATCTCGCTTTTGCTTTGGCATTATTTATTTTGTAACAAGTAAATACAATATCACGGCATTTCTGAAACTTGCATTGTTGCACATTTCAATTTATATGGTAATAGCATGATTCATAAAATAACACATCATATAATGATCATTAATATCAACCATTCTGAACATCACATACTTTTTCAATTGTATTCTAATTTCATTATTGTTTTGACTTTGGATTAAATTTTTGCGCCATATTTAAACTTTGTAATATCAATTTTCATTTCTGCACAAATTTTCCTTAACTCTTGATTCCTTTCAATCATTCGGATTACATCAATGCTTCACTTTCACATATATTCAATATGTTTGGCTTGCAATTCTTCATATCTTCATGGTCGCTTTTCATTGAACCATTGACTTGCTTCTATTGGATTTTTGTGTCGCCGATTTATGTGGCAATTATAGCATAATGCTTTTATGTTGTATGGATCGCTTGCAAGTCTATGATCTCTTGCTTCATTGATTATGTGGCTTGCATGTATTGCTGTTTCTTTGATTGTTTTTCAACAATGCTGGCATGTATAATGATCTCTTGCTTTTGCAATTAATTTTGCAATTTCCACATTTTCATCATTCAGCTTTTTTTTATCAATCTTTGGTTTTTTGGCTTTTTTTGGCATAAATGAAAACACCTTTGAATTAAATCAAAGGTTCTACAAAACAATAATTACTTATGCATACACAAAATATAATTATTGTCTTGTAGAATGCAAAATCTTATTTACTTTTTTATTCCAAAATTCACAAAATAAAAGTTATTGGGTTTTCTTGAATTGATAAGATCATTGTAATTGTATTTTCCAATTTTATGCTTTTACATGTTGTATATGGTGATGTTGTATATCAATATGTTGGGTGTGTTTTATTTAATGTGTAAACTTCTGTTCGTGTGATTTTATTATTATCACATAACCATTTTACGAATCACATTTTCTTTGATATTATATGCACATCATCAAATCTCATTGTGTATTTGAAATATCATTTTTCTTTGAATTTTTCTTCCCGCCGTTGGTTGTAATAATCAACAAATTTTTTCCATTGTGGATCATTGCTTTTTATGGTTAAATCTTTGCGATGTTGTTTTTTTGGCATGTTATTAAGATATATTAATAAATAATTTTATTCAATATTAGCTCTTGGGCAATTTTCTTGAAAATATGTTCTTAATCTATTTGTCACACAATTTGATGTTTCACAACTATTATACATTTGCACAACATCATATGTTATTATTTTACACGTATAATATCTTTCATCTTCTTTCTTTTCTGCTTCTGCTTGCTTTTTGAAAGCTTTTAATTTACTTTTCGGATTATCATAATAACAATTCATATTGCTTGTATCTAATGGTCATTCAAACGGAACTTTTGTTCAACATAATGGCGTTTCTTCGTCAACTTCTTCTTCGTATGGTGTGCATATCGTATCTAATTCATGCATTCATGATAAATATATATAATCTCAATCTTTCCATTTTATTACTCATATATAAGAATCTCATATGTATCTTTCATCGCAAGTTATAATTTGTGGTTCATCTGGTGCTTGTCAAGCATACCATGCAACTCACAAATATATTGAAATCATAATTACAGTTGCTGATATTATTAACCGTTTCATTCTCTGGATTTTTAAGATGTAAAATTATTCTTTATATTCAATTTTTGCTCATTCAATTTTTGATACACCTTCAATAAATTCGTTGAAGATTTTATCAAATCATATTTTTATTGCTTCTTTGTCTTTTTCATTCTGTCCAAAAAGCATTCTTAAATATTCGTCTGCTCACATGCTTTGCATTCGTTTATCTTTTCAATAATCGTTTACTTGGAACACAATTTCGTCTTTTAAAAGAACATATCAATATTTTCATTTTGATTCTTCCAATAATGTTTTTAATGTGTTTGATCGTGTTTGTGTTGTAAAATCTACTTTGTGTAAAAGAACACCAAAGAAAAGTTTATTCCAATTCTTTACATACTGGATTTCATATTTTGTATATTCCATTCATCAATGTGGAATTTTATATGTTATCGTTTTCATGAATTCTCTTGAAGATATAAAATTGTTTAAATAATCGGAATTTCCGTTTTTTCTGCTATTTTCGGAAATTCCGAATTTCTTAATATGTAATTGAAAGAATAAGAAATAATATTGAAATAATTAATTTCGTATCTTTTAATGTGACAATATATATCACCGCTCGCACCATTGATAATATTGCAAATAATGTATGCATTATTTTATAATTACTGGTTTAAAACTTTGTGTTTTTTCATACTGGTCAATCTTTTTATTTGCTTCTTTTAATTTCCTTGCAAGAATCTGAAATCAATCTGCAAATTGTCTGATTTCTTCTTTTAAATTTTGGTTTTCTTGTTTTAATATCATGTTTTCACGTTGCATTTCTTTTTCTTTATTGATTCTCTGCATTTGTAATTCCCGCTTCATTTGATTCATGTAAAGTTTTTGATCTATTGGATTTTTCATTTTGTTATGAATTGTGATGTAAAAATATTTGATAATCTGCTTTAACCTTTTCAATCTTTTCAAATATTTTATTCGCTTCTTGCGGTTCTTCTATTGATTCGTATTTCTTTAAAAGATCATTGATGATTTTCTCAAATGCTTCTTTAAAAACTCTTGCTTCTTCTTTGCTGTATGTGATATTAATTCATGAATATTCTGGCT